GTGGATATTTGACGAAGTCCTCCCAACCATCCGTCGAACAGGCGGCTACGTGGCGAACGAGGACATGTTTATCAATACGTATCTTCCGTTTGCCGATGACCAAACGAAGCTAATGTTCCGCGGGGTGCTGGAAACAGTCCGCAAGCAAAACGAACAGATTGCCGCGATGAAACCGAAAGTCGAGTATTTCGACGCGCTGGTTGATCGGAACTTGCTGACGAATTTCCGCGACACGGCAAAAGAGTTGCAGGTTAAAGAACGCTTCTTCATCGACTGGTTGCTGAAAAATAAATTCGTCTATCGTGACCAGAAAAACAAACTCAAGCCATACGCGGCATATGTCCCAGAGCTGTTTGAGTTGAAGGAATGGGAGCGAAATGGACGAGCTGATGTGCAGACGCTTATCACGCCGAAAGGGCGAGAGACGTTTCGGTTGTTGTTGAAGAAAGAACAAACCGCATAAAGGAGGAACGCGATGAATCAGTTAGTTTTCATCGAAAGCAATCGTGTTGTAACAGACAGCCTAACGGTCGCAGAAGTGTTTGGAAAACGCCATGACCATGTTTTGCGTGACATTGAGGTGCAAATTGAAAAACTTAAGGAAGCTGGAGAACATGAATTTTCACTCCTCAACTTTGGGGAGTCAACTTACACGAACGAACGCGGTAGAGAGTACAAGAGATTTCTTCTCACCGAAGAAGCGTTCACGTTGGTAGCGATGTCGTACACGACGCCAGAGGCAATGAAAATGAAGGTGCGGTTCATCGAGGAGTTTAAGCGCATGCGTGCGGAGCTGGAGAAGCAGAAACAGCCGTTCAAGTTGCCGACGACGTACAAAGAGGCGCTGTTGCAGTTAGTTGAGCAAGTGGAGCGAAACGAGCAATTGCAACTGCAAAACGCACAGAAAGACCAAATCATCAAAGAATTGCAGCCGAAAGCGACTTATTACGATTTAATCCTGCAAAACAAATCGCTCATTTCGATTAGTAAAATTGCGAAAGACTACGGCATGAGCGCGATGAAAATGAACCAACTGTTGCATCAGCTCGGCATTCAATACAAACAAGGAGATTGCTGGTTGCTTTACTCCAAGTACCAAGACAAAGGATACACGCAAAGTAAAACGCACACGATTGATTCAGAAACGAGCAAAATGCACACGTATTGGACACAAAAAGGGCGCTTATTCATCTATGAAATGTTGAAAAACAAACTTGGCATTCTTCCTCTTATCGAGAGGGACGAGCAAACGGCGTGAAAGGGGGGGAGGACAATGACAATGGAACAGCTTGAGCAAGCACTTTGTTCAATCAAGCACGCTAAACAAGAATTACAAATTGCGTTGGGGAGAGACCGTTACGAAAAAGTCGTAGAGGAAATCAAAGAAGTGTTATTGCGTAACGATCTCAATAAATATCAAGCGTATGAGTTGTTTAATCATCTAAGCGATATTTATCGATTGGAACGTATACATGTTTGAAATCGACTTGGAACAAGTCGTGAGACCCGTCGCTGTGACGACTTCTAAGCTCTTTGTTTAATTCGTTTACTGTACCTAACGAATGTTTAAGCATTTCTGTAAATTTTTCATTAAAACTAGCAATACAAAAAGGGCAACGGATAGGCAAGTTCTTTTCCCAGTTGTTCCAGTAAACAGGGAAAGAATTTTCACAATTGTAGCATTTTACTTCGGCAAAAGTTATCAACTTATTCACCTCCTTTCATTGTCACCATTCGACAAGGAGGAGGAAAATCCTGAAATAACAAACCGCGTGAAAGGGGGTGAGGGGAATGGAAGTAAAAGTAAAACTATCTTGCTCAAACGTGGAAGAAGCAAAACGGATTGTCGAGCAACTACTCGAAATTGAAAAAGAGCACAGCGCACGCTGCACTCTTTTTGTGGAAGTTGAAATCAGTTAACTCGGAGCAAAAGGAGGGGTGGTTAGTGAGAGTTAACGTTTCGTTACAAAAGAAGCTTGTCGCCCAGTTTGTTGAACATTTAGGCTGGACCGTTGATGAAGCAGAACACTTCATCGAACGGTCTGATCGAAGGGAATTAGCTTTTGTGATTGCGGCGATGCAACTCATATCGGTGAGGTGAGAGGGAATGAAAGACATGATTAAACTACCGAACGAAACGCTCACAAAAGCAAAAGAACTTTTGCAATTCGCCTACGAAAAAGGATGGGACGAAGAAGACCTTTACGTTATCGCAAAGATCATCCTCTCCCATTATGAAGAGTAAAAGTTCTATTTACTGCTGTAAAACTCCTTTAAGGCTTGTCCTTTGTTTTCTGCAATAACCGTTTTGTTGTAATTTACTGCTTCTTCAAACGCAGCAACGTATAGTTTTAGTTTTTCTTTCGCAATAGTTTCTGGAGAGTCGCCATTTGTGGAGACTGAGCTAATAACAGCTAAAGCAAATTTTTCAGGGTCTATGTTTTTTAACACGGTCTCACCTCCCTTCTCCGCCACTATTCGACACGAAGGGAGGGAATTCCTACAAACTGACAGGAGGGAAATAAAATGTCGGAAATTCAGAATGTTGTACACGATGATTCGTCGCATACATCTCCTACAAAGGAGATGGTCAACGTGAAAAAACGAAAAAGAACGATGAAGCCGCCAGAAGTAGTCGTGCGGTGCGTAGGCGAACGGAAAGAACCGTCAAAAGAAGCGCTAGATAACTTTATCGAAATTTATATTCGGATGGTCAAGGAAAATGAAAAGCGCAGAAAGCAGAAAGAGCAAGAAATGAAGGGGGATAACAATGAAAATTAAACGTATCTCGTTCGATGAGCTTCCGGTGTTTGTACGTAACCATGTAAATGCGCTCTATAAACAACCGCAAATCATTCAATCGTCCATTTTGGAATTTGACGCTGTACCACCACTATACGTTGTGAGTGTGTTGGATTTGGATCGCAACATTATTACGGAAGTAACATTCGATGACGATAAAGGGTTACTGCACGAAAACGTTGTGACGTTAGGAACGGTGCTTGAAGCAATCAAGAAGTATCCTGAACGGTTCGGGCTTCGACTCCGAGAGGAGATGAAGCAATGAACGTATTAGAAAAAGACCGTCACTTGGCGAAGAAGCTGGTCAATTTCGGCGCATTGTGTTTATTACAAGCAAGGTTGGAATTGATACACGGTCGCTTTGACGAAGCAGAGAAATGGGCGGAGGAATTCCTTCGCTGCAAGCGAGATTTGGACGAGCTTATCAAACGGAAAGAACGGCACGATGAATTGGTGAAAATCGTGGAAACGCTGCGTGAGAAAGGGATTGATATTGCAGTTGTAGCAAGAAAGGGGAATGAGTGATGAGTGTACGTTTCTTCACTACTCGTTTAATGAAAGTTTCAGAGATTCGGAGAGTTTGTGAGGTGATGCGGAACAATCCGTTCCACATCATGGTGTTTGAGTACCGAATGAAACAAAGGTTGCGTGAGCTACAACAAGAAAAACGGCCAGCGCGGCAACGCTAGCCTAACACGCACATATCTATTGTACAACACGACCATACGGCAGGTCTAGTGCCTGTCGTCAGGTGCAGGAGCGCTGAGAGTCACCCATCCCCCGTTCAGCGTTCTTGCGCTTGACGATGTGCGCTAGCACATCTACTACATACTATGCGAAAGGAGGTGTGGACATGACACGCGAGCAGAAAAAAAGATTGCGGCTACAACTCTCAAAATTGCTGGATCGATGCGACGGGTGCGAGCATATCGGCACGGTGAATATCGGTATTCACGTATGCGGAACGTGCCCACTCGGGCGACAGATTCGAATAATAGGCAAAAAACTTGACGGCGAGAAGCAGCAGCCGAAACGAGTGAAACTACCGCAAGGGCGTGGAGTAAAGCGCAAGTGGACGGACGACGAAGACCGATACTTGCTGGAACACTACGGAAGGAAAACGGCTGATGAGATTGCTGAAGCACTCGGCAGAAGTCGGAAAGCGGTGATGAAAAGGCGTCAAATGCTCAGACAAAAGCGAGGTGAAGCAGAGTGGTTGAAAACTTCATGATATCCGACCGTCATCCGATACGAGATCCACAACATGCGCGTGTGGTTGGCTACTGCGCCGGATGCGGCCATGAGATCTATGAAGGAGACGAAATCATCGAATTGCCAGGCGGCGAGATGCTCCATGAAAGCCGTGATTGCGCATATGATTTTTGCGCGGAAATCGGCTTCGCAAAAACAGCTGGAGAATGAAAAACGCCTCACTTGGCGGAGTGAGACGTTTCGGAAAAAGGTGATTCCTTACTTTGAGCAGTTACTTACATAGTACAGGAATCGCCTTATGAAATCAATAGAGAGGAGATTAATGAGCAATGGTGATTACCTTCAAAAAAATGTCGTTAGCAAATTTTAAAAATCATGCAACGTTGGAAATTGAGTTTGGTGACATTACAAATATTCAAGGCCGAAATGGTGCTGGAAAGTCTTCAATTGGCGATGCTATCACTTGGTTACTTTACGGAACGGACATCATGGGGAACAAATTGGAGCCGAAGCCGATCGGTGAAGACGATGCAGAAACGAAGTTGAGTTACTCTTGCAAGTTGATGATAAACAAATTCTTCTTGGTCGCTCTCAAAAGAAAACGGCAAAGTATTACATCAACGAAGTTCCGGAGAAAGCAACGAAGTTTAACGAGTTGGTAGTTTCTCTATTTGATAAAGATTTGTTTTTATCTCTTTTCAATCCAATATTTTTTTTTTTCACCCAGCATTGGCAAGAACAGCGTAAACAATTACTTCAATACGTGAGTGAGCCACTGAATAAAGAAGTTCTTGCTGCTATGAGCAAAATTAGAGCAAATGAGTTGGAAACGCAACTTAAAAAACACTCTTTGGATGACATCGAAAAAATTCACCGTGAACGCTATCGGAAACGAGATACCGAATATGTGAGAGCGAGCGAACGCGTCAGAACCCTTACAGAACAATTAGAAAAGTTCAGGGAGAACATTTCCGATATTTCTGCTCTACAAGCTGAACTAAAGTCTCTACAAGAAAAACGTTTCAAAATGGATGAACATTTACTTCCGCAGCGTGAGATTCAACTCAAGCGTGCTGGTTTGGAAAAAGACATTCAAGTGGTAAAACAAAATATTCTTCGCCAGAAAGAGATTGCTGCACAAATTCAAGCAGAGACAATCCAGGAGAATTGCCATACATGCGGTCAACCGTTGAATGATGAAGCAATCGAAAAAGTGAAAGCAAACAAAACAGCCCGTTTGAAAAAGGAAGTGGAAATCGGCAAACTGATGGTTGAGCAATATAACACTTTGATAGAGCAACTAAAACAATTGCCGGTTGTTGAAGTACAGCCGATTGATACGACTGAAATTGATGCACGGATTCTTGAATTGAAGGGACAAATTCAGCAACACTCACAAGTTGAACAGTTAAAACAAGAAATTGAATCATCTAAACAACAACTTGAAATTATTCGCCAGGAACGAAATGATTCTCTCTCGCTAATCGATGCGGTCAAAGAATTCCGTTCTAAACAAGCAGAGCTCATGGTTCAAAAAGTAGACAAGCTGTTTGAGAAAATTTCTGTTCGTCTTTATGAGGAACAGAAGAATGGAGAGCTCAGAGATACATTCGAAATCGAAATGGATGGCAAACCTTACAGCAAACTGTCAACGGCTGAAAAAATCAAATGTGGCCTTGAATTGATTGAGGTTCTTAGTAAACAGTCTGGCGTTATTGCCCCAACGTTTGTAGACAATGCGGAAAGCATTCTTTCTTTCGCTAAACCGTCCGGACAACTTATTGTGGCCCGGGTTGTTGATACAGATTTTGAAATTAAAAACGTTTCTTTGAAGGAGGAAGTTGTAAATGAGTAAACAGACACAATTAGCTCCAGTCAATACTCAAGTTGTAGTCGGCAATTTCACGCAAACAGAATTGGACACGTTAAAAGCTACAATCGCACGCGGAACAACAAATGAACAGTTTGCGCTGTTTGTTCAAACTTGTGTCAACTCAGGACTGAATCCGTTTCTGAATCATATTCATTGCATTGTTTATAACGGTAAAGAAGGTCCGACAATGAGCATTCAAATCGCTGTTGAAGGAATCCTTTACTTAGCACGCCGGACAGAAGGTTATAAAGGCATAGAATGCCAGCTTGTTCATGAAAACGACGAATTCAAATTCAATGCGAAAACAAAAGAAATCACACATGAAATTGGTTTTCCTCGAGGAAAGGTAGTAGGCGGTTACGCAATCGCAAAACGTGAAGGTTTTGACGACGTGATCGTCATTATGGAAGTAAATGAAGTCGAGCATATGTTAAAAGGTCGAAATGCTCATATGTGGAAAGAATGGTTCAATGACATGTTTAAAAAGCATCTCATGAAACGCGCAGCCAAACTTCAATATGGCATTGAAATCGCGGAGGATGAGCCCGTCTCTGGAAACACATTAGATACAACAGCTTCTTATGAACCGCGTCAACGAATTGATATTACTCCTAATACGAACGTTGTTGAAGTAAATGATGATGAATTCATTGACCCGGAAGCTGAAACGAAAAAAACGCTGGGATGAAATTCATGCAAAACTGCAGCAATACGGTATGACAAAAGATGATTTGAAACAACTCATTGTGAAGCATTTTAACAAAAAGCCAAATGAGCTAACGCTCCAGCAACTTGTAGCTCTGTCAAAGTTTATTGATATGGAACATCAAACTAGACAGTCCGCTGTACAAAAACAAGAATCGTTCGACCCAGAAAACCTTCAGTTCTCATTCGATGAATTCGAACAAGGGAACTTAGATTGATATGAAACCTGTGGAATATAGAGTAAGCATTCCACACTGCTACAAATGGATGGCTGGGAGCAACAAGAAGCTCTACATCGAGTACATCAAGGGATATGTCAAAAGCAGCCATCCTAATCTAAAGCCCGTTAGGGTTGAGGGTTCATATGTTATTTGTATCAAGAAATAGGAGGTGTTGAGCTTGGCAGACGTACAGCTTGAGAACGGATATACCAAAATTGCAAACGAAATCTTAGAACATCTGGCGCTGACCAAGCTCAGCCCAACTCAGTTTCGATTGATTTTCGTGATATGGCGATATACTTATGGGTTTAATCGTAAAGATCATGCGATGTCTTTAAACTTTCTTGCTGAAGCTACTGGCGTGCATAAGCAACGATTAAAGCAAGAGTTAGACAAGTTAATTGAAAGCAACATCATCATCGTTACTGAGGAAGGCACTTATTCGAAGCCAAGAAAGTTGGCGTTTAACAAGGATTATGACACTTGGCACTTACAGTCAGCGAAAGAAAGTACAGTAAGCGAAATTGCTTACTCTAGAGTAAGCGAAATTGCTGACACTACAGTAAGCGAATTCGCTTACCAAGAAATAAATAATATAAATAAAAATTTAAATAAAGATAAAGAGGATGATGAAAATACCGTGGACAAAATTTTAGATCTTCTGCAAAAGAGCAAAATCTTGGAGAAAGACGACATCACAGAATTTTTACGTGAGGATATTCAGGACGTGATTGATAATTTTGGTTTTACCAATCCAGAAGAGATGATCGCAGAAGCTATTAAAGATGCAGCGCGCGGAAACGGTAAGACATGGAAGTTTGTGTATAACAAATTGAACAGATGGAGAAAGCAAGGGATTCGAACTATTGAAGATTTAGAAAAGGGGGATACCGATGGCACGGTTCGCAAGCATCGCCGAGGTGTTGGCCGATCTGCAAAAGAAGGCGGCAAGTCATATGAACAAGTCCTCCGAGAAGCCGAAGCAGCCAGACGAGCATGGGGAGGATCATGAGTGCCCTGTTTGCAAAGATACGGAGTTAGTTATCAAGCAAGATGAACGAGGATATGAGTTTGCAAGTTTTTGTGATTGCAGGGAACGGAAAGCTTGGAGACGCAGATTCAAGCAGGCGCTCATTCCAGAGGAATTTGTGCACGCGAATTTCGAGAATTTCAAGAGATCAACACCGTATCAACAATCCATGTATGATACGACGCTTGAATATATGAACGAGTTCAAGAAGGACGGCGGAGAAAAAGTGATCGCGAAACACAATCTTGGCTTTATCGCAGTCGTTGGTGAACAGCGATTGCGAGAGCTTCCGCATCATGAACGTGCACCGATGAAGCAGAAGCACAACAACTTCGGCGTCGGCAAAACTCATTTGCAAATCGCGTTGGCCAAACGGCTCATCAAGGATGGATTCAACGTACTCATCGTTTCAGATGTCATATTCATGGACGAGTTGATTCAAGCAAAAATGATGAACGATGAAGGGGATACGTTGAACCGGCTTCTATACAGCGCGATCCATGCAGACGTTCTTGTCTGGGATGACATCGGCAAAGCGAAATGGTCGGAAGCGAAAGAAGCGTTGTACTACCAAATCATCAATGAACGCTATAGAAAGCAAAAGCCAATCGTGTTCAACTCTAACGAAGACCGTGGAACATTGAGCGAAAAAATCGGATATGCTGCGGCAAGTAGATTGATAGGACAATGCGGTTCGTATCTCCTTGAAGTAGAAGGAGAAGATTTTCGATTACAAAAAAGAGGGTGAAAAGTGATGTGTCAAAAGTGTTTTGGAAAAGGATATTCGCTCAAAGAAGTGATACCAGGAGCATTTTCTTACACTCCTTGTGATTGCGAGTGCGCGCAAATCGCAAGACAGCGAGCCGAAGAGGCGAGGGCTGAGTTTAGAAAAAGGCTTAATGAAGCGAAAGAACGATTGAAGATGGAGGTGAGTGGATGATGGCAGTTCTCAAAGAAGCAGCAACCAAACAAAAACTAGTCCAAGAACGCAAAGAGTATCTTATCGACTTTCTCATTGACCATGAGGTTTACGAAGCACCAGACGGTCGACAGTTATACGAATTGCCACTTGCGGAATTGGAACGGATGTATATCGCGTTGCGTTGCAAGATTGGTAGGGAGATGAGTCAAACACGCTCGTAAACTTCAAATTTTAGCCCATACGGCGTTTTTCTTGCTAGGGTAATAGGAAATACCGAACAGCGAGAAAAGACGCCTCAGAAGGGAAAATGAAGCGTATGGAGAGGTGAGGGGAATGGATACTGAAATTGATAAACACTCAACAGGCGTGGTAGGCTCACCGACGACGCCAGTGTAATGATTAACGAAGGGGTGGCGGTTTGTGAGATTTGTTGGCATTGACCCATCAACAAAAACAGGGCTCGTCATTATCGAAGACAACAAGGTACATACAGCCGTAGAGATCGTATCGGAAGAGAAGAGGGCCCCACATAGATTTATAGACATTGTTAATACGATTATGAGTCACATAACTAATCAGGATGTTATTTGCATTGAAGGCTTTTCCTACAGTTCAAGGGGCGCTGCGGTTAGTGTTCAGTACGGTATCGGCTGGATTCTCCGAGCAGAGCTAGTCAAAGCAAGATTGAATTACTATGAGGTTCCGCCGTCTTCGGTCAAGAAATTTGCCACAGGCAAAGGAAATACCAAGAAAGATGAATTGGTATTGCCGATTTACAAGCGATGGGGATTCGAACACAACAGCGACAACGTCCGCGATGCGTTTGTGTTAGCCCAAATTGCGCGGGCTTTACATGGACAAGCCGAGTTAACAAAGTTTCAACAAGAAGCTTTAAATAAAATTTCAAAATAATAGGAGGACAACCAATGAAAAGCATTATTGATTTAAACAATTTTGCTGATGGTGCAGTTGCTGAGCGATTCAATCAAGAGTTGCAAAAGGTGCTTGAAAACATCGCAGACCCGAATACGGATCCAAAAAAAGCGAGAAAAGTGACATTGACGGTCACTTTAAAAGCAGATGAAAAACGTGACCTTGCAATGGTGAGTGTCACTGCGAAATCAACGCTTGTTCCAGCAACGCCAATCGAAACAAAGCTTGTGATGGATTACGACAGCAAAGGTCGAATCACAGGAGCTGAATTGAAATCCGGTATTAAAGGTCAAACCTATATCGATGAAGATGGCGAAATTTCCGATGACAAAGGCAACAAAATTGTTGTCTTAAAATAAAAAACTACCAATCTGGGAGGAATGAAAAATGATTAAAGAAGCACTTCAGTACATTGTTGGATTAGGAAAGCCGGAAATGTTTTATGAAAATGGACAGACGTTCTCGAGTCAAAAGTTGCATTTGATCGAGGAGCCGACAGCAGAAGCTATTCGTGTCCGTAGCCTTTCGGGGTTAGTGGATTATTTGAAATCGAACTTCGATGAATACGAGCGTCTAATGATTCACGTTAGCAGTCCAACAGCCGTTATAGCGTTTAGTCAGTTGAATGCGGATTGCAACCGTAGCGAGTACATTAAAGCCGAAGCAATGATTCCGGTATTCGATTTCGATCGCTGGTATGATACGGAAACTTTCAACATCAAGCTACAGTCATGCTTTGTAAAAAACGAAGATCGCGATATCATGTTGAAAGTCGTCGGTAACATCAAAGAAGAAATGGTAAGTACGATTGGCGACGATGGGGTTTCTCAAGCTGTGGTTGCAAAAACAGGTGTTGCCACAGTAGCAAACGTCAAGGTTCCGAATCCGGTTGTGTTGAGGCCATACCGCACGTTTGTGGAAGTGGATCAACCAGAGAGTGAGTTTATTTTCCGAATGCAGAGTGGGCCACGCTGCGCTTTATTTGAAGCCGACGGCGGCAAATGGAAACTTGATGCGATGAACAACATCAAAAATTATCTGCAGCAAGAACTTAAAGAGCTTATTGAGAACGGAAAACTTGTCATTATTGCTTAGTCAAAAAGGGAGCAGCCAAAACTGCTCCCGATTAGCTTAAGAGGAGGAACTGTTCATGAGATTAAAAGAACTAAAAATTAATCTTAGTACAAAAAAGCTAGAAATTGATATAATGGAATTAAAAGGAACGTTTGCGATTGTCGTTTGTGATGGAAAGGCTAAAATAGCTGAGTTGCCGACATTTGGGGAAACGAAAATTATTACGCATCAAGGAAAAGTGAAAAGGGTGAAGTTTGACGAGGGAGAGGAGTTTTAATCTATAGAGAGAAAAAACAAAAAACTTTAATAAAATCATATACAAATCATATTTTCTTTAATAAAATTTAAGTGATACTGTTCAAAGAATATGGGGGATTTGATAAATGAAGGAGTATGCTTTGTCAAGAGAGTTGAATCAGAAAATTGTAGATGGGATTTTTGAAGGTTATCGGGATTATTTAGAGGTTCGACGTGAAAAAGCTAGAACGCTAAAAGTGAGTGGCGCTTATGCGTGGGTCAAAGGAAACCACATCGATCACCATGTGGCTATAGCATGCGAACCGTATGGAGTTGAAAGTAAGATAGCTAAAGCCGGTTTAACATGGCAATACTTACAGTTTAAGAATGATAGTGAAGCGATGTTGTTTATTGTTAAAAATGCAAGATATTTTAATCCAGAACAAGTCGATCGGGGGAAAGATGCATTAGGGCGGACACGTAACAAAAAGATATCTTATATGGAAGAGTTAATGCAAATTAACTCAGAAATTGATTTTAAGGAAGTTCCTTTAGAACAAGGGAATTCTACACAACTCGAACTTCAGCTAATAGAAGACAGCCATTTAAACGAAGACGTGAAAAAAGAAATTGTTAAATTAAAGTCTATATATAAGAGGTTTTATATTGTTACGTACAAAATTGATGAAAATCAACAAATTGAACAAATTAGATTATGGATGCCTAATCCTGCAAATAATAAAGCATATTTAATCGAAGACTTGACAAAATACATTAACGGAACGCATACAATTAGTATAGACGACGAATTAAAGAACATTCTAATAAACGATAATGTTTTAGAGGAAGGTTTAGATGCACATGTCTTTGGAATTGTATTAGATGACTCAGAAGAGAAGGAAAATTAATCCCAAGATAGGGGGGATAGCCTGTGTTCGTTGGTGAGAGCCTAACCAATATAAGAATCCTTCACAACTTGAGTAGAAGACAGCTAGCGGAAAAGGTTGGTGTAACTGAACAGGCTATTTGGCAATATGAAAATGGATATTCTTCTCCAAAGTTGGAAGTTGTAAACGAATTAAAAAAGGTTTTTAATGTAAAAGCGACTTATTTTTATAAACCTGATCTTTTGTATAAATTGGATATGGGCAACATTAAAATACAACATATCGCATACAGATCAGAAACAATTAACTCGCTAAACAGATCTCAGAGCGAATTAATGCATGTCAGGTTTATCGATGCATTCTTAAAAAAGATCGAGAGAAAGATTAGCTATCCGAAAAATGTGCTCTTAGAATTGAGAAGAGATGTAATTAAGTTTTTAAAAGAAAATCCAGGAATGGATAGAGGAAGACAAATAAAGTATATTGCCGAATTAGCTCGTGAAAGGATCGGATTGGATAAAGAATCCAACAAAAATTTATTATTCTGTTTGGAGAAAGCTGGGGCTTTTATACTCGAAAAAGAATTTGAGGAAAAAATTGATGCCTACAGTTTATGGACAGAGGACGATAGACCGTATATTATACTAGGGTCTGTCAAAAAATCCGCAGCTAGAAGAAATTTTGATTTGGCACATGAATTAGGGCATTTGCTCTTGCACTACAAAGTGGAGTTTACAATGCAAGATAAGAAATCGTATAATCTCCTTGAAGAGGAAGCATATACCTTTGCCTCTGAATTTTTATTGCCAGAGGAAGCTTTCAAAAGGGATTGTGAGGGAATTTTTAAGCTGTCCAATCCTGATGCGTATATTGATATAAAACAGAAGTGGAGTGTTTCTTTGCAAGCTATTGCAATAAGGGCTTTTAAATTAAACATTATTGATTATCAGCAATATCGCTATTATTACATGTTGATAAACAAAAAAGGATATAAATACCTAGAACCATTAGACGATAAAATCCCTGTTGAGAGACCAATGAAAATTCGAAGTATTTTGCGACTACTCTTTGAAAGAAACATTTACTCTGTATCCAGTTTAATGAATGAACTAAGAGTAGATGAAGGTTTTTTTGCTGTGTTAACTGGAATAGAAGAGGAATTTTTCAGAAAGTATAGAGAGCTCGAGACCAAAGCTTTTTCAATAAGTGAACTAGGAATAGAAGGGGTTAAATGATGCCTACCAGCCAACTGGAGGACACTGAATGACGCGTTGAGCGTTGTTTGGTGTCCTTTTTTATTTGAAGGAGGTCGTCTGTATGAACGATCTTGTCCAAGAATATAAAAATTCATTAAAATTGGTACGGAAAATGTACAACAATGCGGTTGAAGAAGATAAAAAAATTATTGCTGGAATGATCTCTGATCTGGAATTTTCCATTGAATGGCTTACAACCGGCCGACATCCTGGTCACAAAAGAGGAATCGAACGAAGAGCTGCTTATCAACGCGAGAAACTTTTTGACCCGTTACTGATGCAAAAATATTTCCGTTCCAGTGAACCGGTATATGAGTGGGATGATCATGAAAAACAGGATGTTATTACGAGTTGGGACCGAGAGCGAATCGAAGATGCTCTATCCGTGTTGACTAAGAGGGAACGGGAAGTGTATCTTATGTCGCGAGGATATTGCTTAACATATAGCGAGATTGCGAATTATCTTTGTATCTCATCGAGTAGTGTTCAAACCATGATTGAACGAGCCGAAAGAAAAATTAAAAAACGCATAAAAGAAAGCCTCTTCTGCATGTGCGGATGAGGCTTTTTTTTTTTGTCGTGTAAATGCCACTAATATGTGAAGTCCTCCTTTTTTTCTTGAGTGCCTAGTCAAACGCTAGGCACTTATTTTATGCATGGGGTGATGAGGATGTATAAGTTATGTGACCATTTATCAGATGATGAGATAAAGAAATTAAAGGCGAAGAAGAAAAGAAAAGGATTGAGTCATCGTGACTGGCTCGACATTATGGGCGTTCGGCGCGATACGTACAAACGAGTGCGTGGGGCGATTCGAAGAAAGTGAGGGGAAGAGTTTTGGTTAGTATCCCTTTTTGGTGTGTGTTGCTTATCATTTTGGCTGTCGGGCTAGCTATTGATTATTTGGTTTTTCATTTCTTTGACAAAGGGAGTTTGGATTTTGTAACACCTGCCATATGTTTAGTTATTTTTTTTGTCACAATTTTTCTAGTTATCGGATTAGCGTTGGGGAAATATGTGTTTTAAGTAAAAATCGTGCGAATGAGGAGGTAGGTGAGATGTAGATGCGGAAGTTGACGGAAAAGCAAAAAAGATTCGCTGATTACTACATCGAACTTGGCAACGCAGAAGAGGCGGCAAAAAGGGCTGGATATAGCGCTAGAGGCAATACAACGAAGCTACTACAAAATACTACAATTAGAGAGTACATCCAGCAACGATTGGCTGAAAAAGACAAGGAACGTATCGCCTCGCAAGATGAGATACTAGCGTTTTTAACAAAAGTGCTTCGAGGTGAAGAAACGGAGCAAATACCGATGGCAGGAAAAGACTTTTTTGAACTAGTGGAAAATACTCCGAATATTAAAGATCGTATTAAAGCAGCCGAGCTTCTCGGCAAACGTTTCGCAATGTGGACGGAGCGCCAACAAATCGACGCGAATTTTGGCGTTCAAATTATCGACGACGTTGGTGGGATAGATGAAGCAGATTAGATTGTCCGAGGTCTTCACGCCTACGTTCCAAAAAGTATGGGCGTTGGTCAAAGAACAACGCTATTTGCGTTACGTGTTGAAAGGTGGCCGCGCCAGTGCAAAGTCTACACATATTGCAATGATGGTGCTGTTGTTGGTTATGCGGTACCCGGTGACAGCGCTGGTTGTGCGCCGAGTCGGGAACACGCTCGCTGATTCGGTGTTGGAACAGTTGAAAGAAGCGATGGAAATATTGGGCGTCACCGAGTACTTTCAAATTACCGTGAACCCAATGCGGATCACGTATCTACCGCGAGGAAACCGTATTTTGTTCCGTGGTGCTGATGATCCGCAAAAAATCAAATCGATTAAAGCCTCGCGCTTTCCGTTGGCCGTTATGTGGATTGAGGAGCTCGCTGAGTTCAAGACGGAAGAAGAAGTGTCCGTTATCGAAAAGTCCGTGCTGCGCGGAGAACTTCCAGACGGATTGCGGTACACGTTTTTTTACAGCTATAACCCGCCAAAGCGAAGACAGTCGTGGGTCAACCAAAAGTACGAAACGCAATTTATTCCTGAAAACACGTTTGTTCACCATTCGACGTATCTCGATAACCCATTTTTATCTAAAGATTTCATCGAAGAAGCCGAGCATACGAAGCGAACGAATGAGATGAAGTACCGCCATGAATATCTCGGCGAGCCGATTGGAAGTGGTGTGGTGCCGTTCGATAATTTAGTATTTCGAACGATTACTGATGAGGAAATTAAACGGTTTGATAACATCCGCCAGGGCATTGACTGGGGATATGGAGTCGATCCGTTTGCGTTTGTACGTTGGCACTACGATAAAACACGGCGAATCATCTACGCCATCGATGAAATCTATGGCGTGAAGCTGTCGAATCGAGAAGCAGCTGAAAAAATTAAAGCGAAAAATTATCACGTAGAGCCGATTATCGCCGATAGCGCCGAGCCAAAGTCGGTGGATGAGATGAAGAAAGAACACGGCATCCTGCGAATTAAAGGCGCCAAAAAAGGTCCCGGAAGCGTGGAGTACGGCGAAAAATGGCTCGATGATTTAGAGGCGATTGTCATTGACCCGAAGCGTACGCCGAACATTGCAAGAGAGTTTGAGTCGATTGACTATCAAGTGGATGCAGACGGCAATCCGAAGCCGCGTCTAGAAGAAAAGAACGACCATACGATCGCAGCAACCCGTTACGCATTCGAAGACGATATGAAACGACCATCGGTATCAATTTTGAAGTAGGGAGGTGATCGCGTGCTGATTGAAGATTTATTTCGCGCGCCTTGGCATGAACAAGTGCTTTCGGAATTATCGAAAGGAATCATGACAGATGAACAGCTTTTGACGGCGATAGTGAAAGACTGGGAAACGAGTGATAAGCGCAATCTTATGGTTCTTGGAGAACGATACTATCGCACAAAAATGGATATTGAAAAGAAAAACCAAGACATTACATGGCGCTCGAATCAAAAGCTGGCTCATGATTTTGTGAAGAAGCTCGTCAATCAAAAGGTTGGCTATTTGCTTTCAAAGGAGCCGACTATTGCGACAGAAAACGAAGAATACCGCAAAATCATGAAAGATATGTTTGATAAGCGTTTGTTAAAAGTGATTAAAAATCTCGGCAAAGAAGCGATCAATAAAGGGATCGCTTTTTTGTATGTGTACATTGATGAAAAGGGCGAGCTGGCGTTTAAAAAGATTCCGAGCGAACAAATTATCCCGTTTTGGAAAGATAACGACCATGAAGAAATTGTGTCGTTTATTCGTGTGTATGAAGAAGTGGTGTACACGAACACACAAAAGCAAAAACAAAAGAAAGTGGAGTATCACCATCCAAAAGGCATTAAATATTACGTGTTACAAGCCGATTCACTCGTCCCAGACGTGTTGGCTGGAGTGGAAACAAACTATCATTTCATGATCAACGAAAAGCCGTATTTGTGGGAGCGCATGCCGTTAATTGCGTTTAAGTACAATGAAGAGGAGCAGCCACTCATTGATTGTATCAAGTCATTGATTGACGATTACAACTTGCAAGCTTCTGTAAATGCAGATTTACTCGCAGACATCCCGAATTTCATTTACAAGCTTGTAAATTACGGCGGTGTTGACTTACAGGAATTTTTAAACGATTTAAACCGATATCGCGCGGTGAAGTTAGACGAAAACGGCGATGTAGATAAGCTACAAGCCGATTTACAGACAGATGCGGTCGAAAAAGAGTTATTGCGCATTCGCAAGGTCATCTATGAATTCGGACGTGGCGTCGATACGCAGGATGAGAATTTGGGGAATGCAAGTGGGGTGGCGCTGAGATACCGATACTCTGACTTGGATATGGATTGCAACATCCTTGAAACCGAGTTTCAATCAAGCCTCGAGCAATTGATTTGGTTCATTGACCAATATTTGCTGATGACAGGAAAGGGCGATTTCACGAATGAGACGATTTCGATCATTTTCAATCGCGATATCATCATTAATGAGTCAGAGGTCATCGCCAATTGCCAAGCTTCCGTCGGTATTCTCGACGACCAAACAATTCGTGAAAACCATCCGTGGTATACGGAACAAGTGGAAGAACGATTGAAAAAGCAACGGCAACAAGAACAGATGTACAACGGCTATCAAGGAGCGTTCCAGCAACAACAGAAAGATGGGAACGTAAATGAATAGTCGTCAATATTGGGAACAACGCGCGACGCAAAGAGAACAGGAAGCACAGCTGATCGTTGAGAAGTATTTAGCGCAGATGCAGCAGCGACTGAAAGAAGCGCAACGCGATATTTTACAGCAAATTGAATCCTTCTATGCTCGATATGCGAGAGATAATCAAATTTCGTTACATGAGGCAAGGAAGCTGCTAACATCACAAGAAATAGAAGCGTTCAAGGAAGTTGACCTTGCTCGGTTTCGCGCGATGGCGCTTGAAGGGAATCCGCAATACGAAAATCTATTGAATGCGATTAGCTATCGCGTTCGAATTTCGCGATTAGAGCTGCTTTTGGCGCAAATAGAAATGACGATGCTGCATTTATACGGCGGCAAAAATGGCTTGCAAGACTACGTTTACACAGGGCTAGTCGATGTGTACCAAAACTCGTACTATCACTTTATGTACGACTTTGCGATGGCTGGTATACCTGCCAATGTGCAAATACTCGACGACGGCACGATGCGTGAAGTGATGTCGTATAACTGGAGTGGGAAAGAATTTTCCGAGCGAATTTGGGGACATGAACAAGAAACGATGCAGAACATTCGAAAGTCGCTCGAACAAAGCTTTATCATTGGCCGTTCCATCGACAAAACAGCAAAAGAAATTGTGAAAGTGACGGATGTGGCATACTCGCGCGCTGAAGCGTTGGTCAGGACGGAAGCGAGTTTCTTTCACAATTTGGCTGCGCAAAACAGCTATCGCGATGCAGGGATGGAGAAATACGAGATTTTGGCCACGCTCGATATGCGAACATCGGATATTTGTAGAAGCCAAGACGGCAAGATTTATAACGTGAAAGATTACAAGCCGGGAACGAATGCGCCGCCATTTCATGTCCGTTGCCGAACGACGACGATTCCATATTTCGATGAGTCGGAGTACGCAAACGGCGAAAAACGTCAGTCGATGAATGGGTTGGTGGATTCTGTTTCGTATGAGGAATGGCATAAGAAGACGGTGTTAAGATAAACAGTTTCCCTCGTCTTTTTAGCATTTGTAGACGTTAAAGAACAAAGCGGTTCGTGGCCGTAACCACGTTAAAAAACGTAACCAGAGGAGGAATACCATGAAACGCGAATTTCTTGAAAGTTTAGGTCTCGAAAAAGACGTCATTGACAAAATTATGGCTGAGCATGGGAAGTCGGTAGAGGCGCAAAAAGCGAAAGTAGACGATTTAAAAACAAGTCTCGACGACATGAAAAAACAGCTAGAACAACGCGACAACGACTTAAAACAACTCAAGAAGCAAGCAGAAGGAAATGAAGAACTTCAAACGAAGCTTGCGGACTTAGAGAAGCGATATAAAGACGAGAAGGCGGCATATGAGGCAAAAATCAAGGAAACGCAATTGAACAGCGCGATTAAACTTGCGATTAATGGAAAGGTACATGACGCCGACTTGGTCGCATCGCTTCTTGATAAAAATACAATTGAACTCGATGAAAATGGCAACATCACCAAAGGACTGGAGGAGCAGTTAAAGACGCTGCAAGAAACCAAGTCCTTTTTATTTGTGCCTGAAAACAGCAATCAACCAAAAATTACAGGTATTAAACCAGCTGAAGGCAGTCCGACTGGCGGTGAACCAGAGGATCCGTTCTTGGCTGGGTTTAATTCAATTTAGTTTATAGGAGGTAATGAACTATGCCGATTAATTATGCAGAAAAGTATGCACCATATGTGGATGAGCGTTTTAAAAAGCAATCTCTTTCGAATGGAGCTGTGAATCAAGACTTAGATTGGGTCGGAGTCGAAACGGTGAAAGTATTCTCGATTCCAACCGTTCCAATGCAAGACTATACACCAACGGGAATGAGTCGTTACGGGACGCCATCGGAATTACAAAACAGCGTACAAGAAATGAAAGTGACGCGCGACCGTGCGTTTACGTTTACCATCGACAACAAATCGAAACAAGATACGATGGGCGTCATGGAAGCTGGGAAGGCGCTCGCCCGTCAGATTGACGAAGTTGTTGTTCCAGAGGTGGACATCTATCGTTTTTCAATTATTTGCGCAAACGCAGGCACAACAGCGACGGCGCCAATTACAAAAGACAATGCCTATGAAGCTTTCTTAGATGCAACAACAACGCTCACGGACTTGAAAGTGCCATTGGTTGGTCGCGTGGCGTATATCGGTCCAAATTTCTATAAACAAATTCGTTTGGATTCTTCTTTTATCAAAGCATCTGATATCGCACAAGACGCGTTAATGAAAGGGCAAGTTGGTCAAATTGATGGTATTCCGTTGATTACAGTTCCATCTTCGTACTTGCCGGCGAATGTGGAATTTTTCATCACTCACCCAATGGCAACGGTCGCGCCGATTAAATTGACTGACTACGTGACGCATGAAAACCCGCCAGGAATTAATGGCACTTTGGTGGAAGGACGTATTCGTTACGATGCGTTCGTATTCGAGAACAAAAAGAACGCCATTTACGTGCACAAGAAAGCGTAAGGGGTGACAAGGGATGAAGAAGTTTAAAAAAGGTGATGAAGTGTTAATCGCAACAAACGACGTACAAGAAGCTGCATTTAAAAACGCTGGATACGAAGAAGTGAAGGAAGAAGAGGAGAAAAAGGGAACGAAGAAAGCAACAGAAAAGGCAGCTGAATAACGATGACAGTGCTTGATATTGTCAAAGCCAAGCTGGACAATCCACCACCAGATGATCGCTTGGCTGTATACATTGACGAAGTAGGTCAAGCGATCAAAACGTTTTGTAATCGCGATGACATACCGGACGAACTGCGGTATGTCCATGCGAACATGGCGGTCGATTTCATTGGTCTGAAGCAAAAAAATGCTCCCGATGCCGAACCGGCTGTTCAATCCATCAAAGAAGGGGACGTGCAAGTCACGTTTACGGCTCATGAAAGAGCCAAGGAGAAACAGAAGTAGAAAGCATCGTTCATTCCTATAAGAGCGCTTTGTATAAGTTTCGTAAAATGAGGTGGTAGCATGTCAGTTCGTGACATCTTTCTCAAAGCCAAATCCGCGGTGGAACGGCTGTATGACCGAGCAGCTACTATCCAGCGATATGAAGCGTATCAGAAGCCGAATGGCGCCGATGGAATGCAATGGGTGACAAAGCACGAAAACGTGCCTTGTCGCCTTTCTTCTGTCGGCATGCAGACGCTCAATAACGCATCACAGGACGATGTAAATGCTATTCAGTACGATGTGAAGTTTTTTTGTCTAGCGACATTAACGTGCGAGCTGGCGATGTGTTTGTGATCGATGGGGTGCGCTACGAGTCAGCAAAAGAACCGTTTGTATATATTACCCACCAAGAAGTATTGCTCGTTCGAAAGGGTTATGCATAATGGGCTATGAGTTTAGTGAAGTTCGATTACTGAAACAGCAATTAGTAGAGTTGAATAAAATCGCTCATCAAGTGCAAATGAAGGTAGCCCAACGCATTGCTCAGTTGGCCATTCGGAAAGTGAAGAAGTTAACGCCTGTTGATACAGGTAATTTGCGGAACAATTGGAAGTATTATGTGATGAGCAAGGGCGATACGATATATATTCACATTTACAACCAAGCCGAATATGCGTCCTTTGTAGAAAACGGGCATCGTATCGTGGTGGCTGGACAGACCGTCGGATGGGTGGAAGGCCGGTTCATGTTGAAATTGACAATGAACGACATGCAAAAAATCGCCCCAAACATGTGGCAACGGGAGATGGAAAAGGAGATGAGGCGGATCTTTGGAGATTAAAACGCTCATCATTCAGCAAATGAAAGAAGTTTTTGGAAACGTCAAAGTATACGATGAAAAAGTCAAGCAGGGGCTTCAAACTCCTGCTTTTCTCGTTCGTATGATTCAGTCTGAACAAGAACGAAAAATTAAAGGGCAAGTGTGGCGGACGTACTCGTGGAATGTTGTATATTTCCCACAATCAACGGAAGTGGATAGTGAATGCGATGACGTGTTTGAAACGTTTCAAACAGAATTTCAATATATCGCCAACAAATATCATGTGCATCGGTTAGAAGGGACAAAACAGGACGATGTGCTGGTGATTACATTCGATGTGTCGGCACGCCTGCAAGAGGTGATGGACGAAACAAAGATGCAGACGTTAGGAGGTGTCTGGATTGGCAAAGCAGACTGAAAAACAAACGCGGTATGGGAAATCAGCTTTCATTCGTGCGCCGGAATACGCAAAAGATCGATTGTTGCTTGAAGTGTTACTCGATGAATCGAGAACGTACACGAAAGAAGAAGTAGACTCGCTGTTGAGTGAGTGGAAAGCGAAGGAGGTTCAATAATGGCAGGTGGAACATGGAAAACGCAAAATAAAATTCGTCCTGGCGCGTATATCAATTTTGAAACGAACAGTTTAAACACGATGGCACCTGATTCCAATGCGGTTGTGGTGATTCCAGTCAAGTTAGACTGGGGTGAAACAAGAAAATTTGTAAAAGTATCGCCGAATACGAAGTTTAAAGAAGTGTTCGGAAAAGATTTAAGTGCAATTGTTCCTGTTCGGGAAGCATTCAAAGCGACTAGTCAATTGATCGTTTACAATTTGAACAGCGAGGGAACAAAAGCAACAGCGACGGGCGGAGGATTAACAGCGACAGCGAAATATGCGGGTGCGGACGGAAATAAAATTTCGGTTGTCGTTACAGCAAATTTAGACGGAACCGCGACAGTGAAGACATACTTTGATGGGGCGGTTGTCGATACACAAACGGTAGCTGCGATTGCCGACTTGCAGCCGAACGCTTTTGTTTCGTTCAATGGTCAGTTACCGACTTCCGACGTGACATTGACGCTAGCTGGCGGAACGACAGGAACCGCAACAAATGACGCGTATGCTGAATTTGCGGCAGGTTTGGATACGCAAGATTTTAAGGTCGTGGCTTTTGGTACGGACGATTCAACAGTAAAAGCATTACTAACGTTGAAAGTGAAAGAATGGCGTGCCCATTACGGGAAAAATGTAACGTTGGTGACGAACAATTACAATACTGCCGATCATGAAGGTGTCGTGTCGGTTCTCAATGGCGTTACGCTTGAAGGCGGCGAGAAATTAACGGCTAAAGACGCGCTGTATTGGTATGCGGCAGCGTATGCAAGCGCTGGCACCAATTCATTAACCTATGCCGAGTATCCTGGAGCAATTGACTGCGAGCGTAAAACGCATGAAGAAATTGAACAAGCATTGAAAGATGGACACGTTGTCTATACGTTCAATCGCGATGCGGTGGTCGTAGAGCAAGACATTAACACGTTCCGTTCATTTACACCAACAAAAAACCAAGACTTCCGCAAAAACAAAATCATTCGCGAAATGGACATTGTTTCGGACAATACGCAGTATATCTACTCCAAATATTTCATTGGAAAAGTGAACAACAACGAGGACGGCCGAAACTTGTTCAAAAAAGAAGTGATGAAAACCGTGTTAGATCCTCTCGTGCGAGTCGGTGCTTTAGAGCCATATAATCCAGATGAAATTGTAGTTGAACAAGGTGATGAAAAAGATGCTGTGTTGGTCAATGTAGGACTTAAATTCGTTGATGCCATGGAAAAACTCTATATGACAGTGGCATGCAAGTAATAAACGGAGGTGATGAATATGCCACGTGTAATAGAATCGAAAGACGCGATTTCTTCGAAAGAAGGAACGTTATACATTACGATTGACGGGAAGTCATATGAGTTTGCGGAAATTGTGAAATTTGACGCAACGATTGAATATATCAAAGCTGACGTCAAACGTGTAGGCGCACGTATGAATGGTAGTAAAATCGTCGGGGCAAACGGAAAAGGAAACATGACATATTACTACCACCGCCCAGAAATTCGAGCGATGGCATTGGAATATTTACGGACAGGGAAAGCGCCGATTTTCGATGCGATGCTCGTTAATGCAGATATTACGAGCGCGGCAGGTAAGCAAACAGCAATCATTAAAAACATCGTGCCAGACAGCACGCTCATTGCTAAATTGGATGGCGATTCGGATGATGTACTCAAAGATGAAGTGTCGTTTACATTTGATGATTTCGATTTGTTAGACCAATTCAAAACGATTAACTAAGGAGGAGCCACATGAGCAAGTTTAAGGCATTTTTAAAAGGGAATGTCAAACCATATGAAAACGTGGAGCTGAAGCTGGAGCGTTTTGACGAACCACTTGTGCTGCGTCCGTTGACTGCGGGCGAAGCCGATGCAATCAATGAGCGTTGCTTTAAGTTTCGCCTAGGCAAAGGCGGCAAAATGGAACGTGTTTTTGATGTGGTGAGATACAATCGTGAAATTTGTGTGGCGTCCATTGTGTATCCTGATCTGAACGATCGCGAGTTGCAAGAGTCATATGGTGTTTTAGGTGCGGACAAGCTGTTTGCTGAAATGTTCCTTTTAGGTGAAGCCAACCAAATTCTTGAGAAGGTCACAGAAATTTCGGGGCTTGATAAGACGATGGATGAAGAGGTAGAAGAGGCAAAAAACTAATTGAAGAAGGTGGAGAGGCGTTTTATGCGCACGTTGCTCTCCACCGTTTTCATTGGCGACCTCGTGAGTTTTTAGAAATGGACCGAAGAGAGAAGGCCTTTGTCATAGCCAGTATTCAGATTGAACTAAAGAAAGAGAAAGAAGAGCATGACCGCATAAAAAGCAAAATGAGGGGGTGAGCGAATGGCTGGAGTTCAAACGACGTTGGCGTTAAACGACAAATTGACAGGACCACTCATGAAAATGATTCGTGCGATGGATGCAACCATTCGCGTCATGGAAAAGATGGATGCGAGCGCAACGCAATTAGATACAAAAGGATTAGCGAAAGCACGTAAAGCGATTACGAACGCATCGGCTGATTTAGAGCGATTAATAGTGGCTTCCAAACAGGCGGATAGCTCTTTAGCGCCATTAGGCTCCAAATTCGCCAACTTGCCTCCTCCTGTTGGTCGGGCGACAGGTGCTGTGAAAGAGTTTTTTGGCGCATTTTTATTATCAACAGCAGCTTTTGCTGCACTACAAGGAATTCAAAACGGAATTCAGTCATTTGTTCAAGCCTCAGACGCTTATGTTTCTACATCGGCACGCCTAGCGAATATCAATGACGGCTTACAAACACAAGCGCAATTGCAAGAGAAAATATATCAAGCCGCGCAACGTAGCCGAAGTGGGTATATGGATATGGCTAATTCGGTTGCAAAACTCGGTTTATTGGCGGATGACGCATTCAAAAACAACGACGAGATGATTCGTTTCTCTGAATTAATGGGAAAAGCATTTACCGCGTCTGGAGCATCGACTTTTGAACGCCAAGCTGGTATGTATCAGCTCACCCAAGCGATGGCGGCAGGCAAACTACAAGGCGACGAGTTCCGTTCCATCATGGAAAATGCACCGTTGCTTGCTCAAGCGATTGCCGATTTTACAGGCAAAACAAAAGGAGAATTAAAAGATATGTCAGCAAAAGGTACAATTACAGCTGACATTATTAAAAATGCCTTATTCAAAGCCGCCGATGACATTGAAAAGAAATTCAAAAACATGCCATTGACGTTTGCGGATGCGATGACCATGTTTAAAAAAACTGGTCGCTCCGTGCATTCGAACCGTTGTTAATTCGTTTTAACCAGTTCGTGAACTCTGATGCGTTTGCGACAATGG